CTGTATATGTAAGAACTTCTGTTGCTCTTACATCTTTTAGTATAAATGGTGTTGCTCAAGAAGACGCTGCTTTGCCTGTAAATATTGCTCAAACATTTACAAATAAAGTTATTCGTGGTGTTGATAACACTCTATATCTTGATCAGGGGACTACACTAGAAAGAAATAGTTCTGCAGAAGAAGGATATGTAAGATACAATACTGAAAATCATGCTTTAGAAGTAAAAACCAATACAGGGTGGCGAACGATAGGAATGGTGTAATATGCCTGTTAAACGTTTAGGTGTTGCTTCCCCTGAAGCATATACAAATGCATTTACATTGCTTGCTACCTCTGATGTCGCATGCGTGGCTTCTGTTATTGTTGCAAATAGAGGATCTGTAGAGCTTAGTGCATCAATATACATAGAGCCAGTAGATTCTCCAGGAAATCCAGCAAACTATGTGTATATTGTGAATAGTTTAGTTGTAGGAGTGGGTCAGTCTTTTGAAACATTTAGATTTGCAATGGCTGTTGGAGATAAAATATATGTAGCATCAACCACTGCTAATGCTTCTTTTTCTGCTACTGCAGCTTACGAATCAAGCGGAAGATCTAATATCGTATATCAAGCAACTCAACCAGGATTTCCTCAGGTTGGGGATATTTGGATAAATAGCTCTACCGAAGATGTAGGTGTATACACTGGAAGTGGTTTCAATACTGTAGCAACTGTTGCTCCTACAGGACCTGTCGGTGCAACAGGCCCTCAAGGTCCTAGTGGCCCTCAAGGTCCTACAGGTCCGCAAGGATCAGGAGTATCTGTACTCGGTTCTTATGCAACGGTGGAGTTATTAGAATCAGACAATCCTACTGGTGCAATTGGGGATTCTTACTTAGTTGGATCTAATCTCTATATATGGAGTGATTTAAATTCAGAATGGGTAAACTCTGGTCCTTTTGTTGGACCAACGGGCCCAACAGGGTCTACAGGACCCACAGGAGCTGATTCATTTGTTACTGGACCAACTGGTGCTACTGGTGCTACAGGTCCGTCAGGCGGACCTACAGGGCCAACGGGTGCAACAGGCGCTACAGGTGCTACAGGAGCCACTGGTCCAAATGGTACACAAGGTTTTCAAGGTGCAACGGGACCGACTGGAGCCACTGGTGCTACAGGAGCCACTGGTGGGACTGGAGCCACTGGTGCTACAGGAGCAACTGGTTCTGCTACATTTAGTGGGACAACTGATGCTACTGCAGCAGCGATAACTATTGATGAAGTTGCCTACTCTGCCATAGCAAGATTAGCTGTTACTGCCAATGGAACAACCGCATATCAGTTTAATAGCCACTATTCAGGGGATGACCCAACAATTTTTGTACTTGGCGGAGCAACAATTGCTTTTAATTTGTCTGAAGCTAGCCATCCATTTAAACTACAAGAGGATATTGGTTCTGGTTTTGTAGATATTACGGCTGGTCTTATCCATGTAACTACTTCTGGAACTGTTACTACTAACGCAGACGCTCAAGGTAAAACTAGCGGAACGTTATATTGGAACGTCCCTATAACAGCGGCATCTGGCGGATACAGATATATCTGTGCATCTCATGCTGGTATGAACGGCACTATAACTCATAAGTCATTAAACTCAATTTAAAATGTGAAATATTAATTAAAAAGTAGTATATTACTACTACCAACTAGAGACGGAAGTATAATGACAGAGTATGTAAACTGGTTTGCTAACGATGGTCAAAAAAATTTCTATATGCATTTGTTGCGTAACTTTTCAGGTAAACCTATTAGATCTCTTCAAGTAGGAGCTTATACTGGTGATGCTTCCGTATGGATATATGAAAATCTACTAACGCACCCTGATTCTGTATTAATTGATGTTGATACTTGGGAAGGATCTGACGAGCCAATACATCATCAGATGAATTGGTCTACTGTTGAAAATCTTTATGACTTTAAAACTAAGGCTGGTCAAGAGTCAAGAAAGATTATTAAATACAAGGGAACTAGTGATAGTTTCTTCAAGAACAATGTGCAGACATATGACTTCATATATGTTGATGGGGATCACACGGCATACGGAGTTATTAAAGATGCAGTAGCAGCCTATGAGTGCCTTAATGTGGGGGGAATTATTGCTTTTGATGACTACCAATGGAGTGCTGGCTTAGGGCCTCTAAAAGAGCCAAAGATGGCAATTGATGCGTTTGGCAGTATCTATAGAGATAGGTTAGAGTTAGTCTTGCAAGATTACCAGTGTTGGTATAAAAAAATACAATAGACAAGGAAACTAAAATGACAGAGAACTTAGAATCTAATGATTTAGCAGATATGTATAAAGATACTTCTTGTTATACATATGAAGTTACCATGCTTATTCAAGTTTTAGCACCAACTAAAGAAGTTGCCGATGTTAAACTAGATAAAGATGGTGGATACGTCAGTAAAAGAGATGTTGTATATAAGTACTCTACTTTACTATACAAAGATGGTTTAGATCAAAAAAGATGATTTAGTAATTAGTGAAGAGGAATAAATTTATAAATGAAAGTAGCTATCTACACAATTGCTCTTAATGAACGTCAGTTTGTTGATAAGTGGTTTGAAGCATCTAAAGATGCTGATTACCTACTCATTGCTGATACAGGCTCGACAGATGGCACGGTAGAACGTGCTCGTGAGCTTGGGATTAATGTTGTAGATGTTCGAGTTGCTCCTTGGAGATTTGACGACTCACGCAACGCTGCACTAGCAGCACTTCCTATCGATATTGACATGTGTATTTCTTTAGATATGGATGAAGTCATTACACCTAATTGGCGTCCTCTACTAGAAGCTGCGTGGGAGCGTGGAGTAACTCGTCCTCGCTATAAGCACGTCTGGTCTTGGAATGAAGATGGAACTCCAGGCTTAGAGTTTAGTTACGATCACATTCATGCACGCAAAGGATATCGCTGGCGTCACCCTGTGCACGAGTGTCTTTATGTTTACGGTATGGAAGAAAAACAGGAATGGATCGATGGTCTAGAAACACATCACCACCCAGATCCATCTAAGTCTCGTTCCCAATACTTGCCACTTCTTGCACTTTCTGTAAAAGAAGATCCATATAACGACCGTAATGCTTTCTATTATGGACGTGAGCTTTACTTCTACGGACATTATATGGAAGCTGCAGCAGAGCTAAAGCGTCATCTATCTTTACCTACAGCGCACTGGGCACCAGAGCGTGCTGCATCAATGCGATTTATTGCTAAATCACTTCCAGCAGAAGCAGAAATTTGGTTGCGTAAGGCAATTGACCAAGCGCCAGGTAGAAGAGAACCTTGGGTTGATCTTGCAAAGGTTTATTATGATCGCAAGGACTGGGCTAACTCGCTTGAGTGTGCAAAAGAAGCTCTTGCTATTAAGGAAAAGCCTCTCGAGTATCTCTGTGAAGCAGAAGCTTGGGGAGCAGCACCGCATGATTATGCAGCTATTGCTTCGTACAACTTAGGTATGTATGAAGATGCAGCTTCTTATGCTCAGGCAGCAGTTGACATTGATCCATCAGATGAAAGACTACAATCAAATCTAAAATTTTGTAAAGAAAAGCTTACTTAGGTTTCTTTGAACTTTTTTTAGATTTTTCCTCTTTCTCTAGCTTATAAGCTTCGACCGCATTTGCACTAGTGCGACTTCGCCATGAGAAATTGCATTCAGTACAGGTAACTACTTTTGCTGTAGTCCAGCGACCACCATTAGGTAGTTGCTCGATGGATGTTTCCAATTTTGATGGACGAGCTGTGCAGTAAGGACAGTTAGGGAATCTTCTTCTGCGTGTTTCTTCTCCGTTATAAGAAACAGATAGAGCTCTACGAATATCAACTTCATCTTTACCACCCCAGATACCCCAAATCTGACGGTGTTCTAGAGCCCACTGGAGGCACTGTGAACGGACAGGACACTCAAAGCACATATTCTTAGCTGAGTATTTTTCTGCAGGTTCTTTAGAGAAGAACCAGTCAACTGATTCTTTGTTCTTAGGGTCGGCGCATGAAGCGTCTCGTTGCCACTCTAGGTCATCAGCTGGTTTCCACATATAGACTATTTTAGACTATAGACTATAAAAGCGCTCGACTATAGACTATAGACTATCTACTATATCTCCACCCATGTTGTTGCAAGTGCTACCTCTACAATATCTCCATACTCTGTCTCACCAGAATCATCGCAGACAGTAAACTCTAGTTCATCGTCAATAAGCCCAGACCAACCGTGAACTGGAGTAGCCTTGTCTATCATATTAAATCCATCACCTAAAGAAACAGCTACCCCATCTCTTTGCAGCGCTGAGGCAAGAGCTCTTCGCACTAAATCATTTTCTAAATCAACGTGATCAAAAGTGTAATAAACAATAGAGGATGTAAGCCGTTCATTGTAGCTATCCCCGCCCCACTCAGACCAGAGATGTTGACCATGTCTTTCGTCTTTAATTTTATATCCCTACTCTTCCTCTGTGCTTTCAAGAGGAACTTCAAAGCTTTCCTCATAGGATCCATCTAGGTAATAAACTTCGTTAGTCAGCTTAAGTTCAAATATCCCTGCAATAGTTATTCCACCACACATAACGCAGACTTCAACATTCCCATTATTTACTTTCTCAGGGACATCCACACCTTTAAGACGCATCAGGATCTTACCTTTTTCATCTACACTCTCAGGCTCCCACTTAGTGTGGTTTTCTAGCCAGCACGCTTCGCACACTGGCATAGGGCTTATGACGGGCTCTGCGGCCATTTTCTCCTACCTTCAAGTAGTTTTATATGGCTCTAGTCTACTCTTATTGCTCTGATGCAATCTTTCCAACTTCATAGCCGCACCCAGCATAACCTGCAATATCAATCCAAGTATCGGGTTGAAATCCAGACCCATGAGCAAAGCGTGCCATCTTGAGCCCAACCATCATCATTGCAACCTGCTCATTTGTGATGTCTTGTCCGAGAATAACAGACCAGATCTTTGCAGTTCGTGTGAAATTCTCTTCTGGACCACCATAGTTAGCGTTTCTATCCTGAGTAGTTATTCGAGCAGCTTCACGCAACGCCTCGACACGATGAGGGGTGTCAGATGTCTGCTTAGTGTAGCCATTGCTGGCAGAAGGAATAGGGTTGTTTAGTTCTTCAGACATTCTTTAACCTCGCAGTCACTAAAGCAGCATAAGAGTATGTGCTAGCTGGTTTCTCAATAGGGCTTATTTCCATTTCGTAATTAACATACTTATTGAGGTCTTCAATATCAATCTCAATAAATCCAGCTAACTCTGTCTTAGCTTTATTTTGTAAGTTTTGGTAGTCACTTCCCTCAACTTTAAACTTAAAAGTAGCAGAGTTCATTATGGAACCCGTTTCTCGAGCTGCTGAGGTGTGTAGTGGAAACCATCCAGCATTGGCTCTTTGCCATCTGTTGTCTTGACAATAATGTCTCCATAACGGATGCTAACAATTTTTCCACGACGCCCGTTGTGGATCTTACCCTTTTCACCATCAAAGGCATTCCACTTAACACGGACTTCATCTGCAACAACAAGGAACCCCGCTTGCGCTGGTACCCAATTCTCATTTTTGTTTTCTTTAACAATTGCGTGGCCTAAAGCAATCTTGCTAAATAGCTCAACTACTTGGCTTAGGTTTGCTTGATCCTTATCTGGATCTGGGTCAGTGCTCTTAACCTCAGCCCAAGTGTTGAGAAGTTTGATGACGGTATCGCCAACCACTCTCTTGGTTTTGTTTTCTGTGAGTTGTTGTTTAACCCAGTTCATATCTACTTCTGGCATCTTGATGTCCTTTCTGACAGATGTGCCTAGATTACTGACAGCAAGCTCTGGTTGTCCAGTGCCTCTGCTGTTTTTTGCAAAGATTCCTCCCGTGAGGGAGTGGCATCTCTGTAAAAATCTTTCTGACTTTGTGCCACGATAAGCCGTTGATTCGGGCTCATCTCTTCCAGCGTTGAAGGTAAAAACGCCCATTCTGCTCCTACCCAAGATGTATGACGCCAATCAGTAACTACAGGAACACCAACCGCAATCGATTGAGATATTGCTATAGACCACCAAGGGTCGTTGTTTTTATATGTACTAATCAAAGTTCCCATAGAGTTTTCTATGCGACTTAAGATTTCTTCACTCTTATCATACTTATGGAGTCTTACTGGTACTACCTCTGAAGTTAGGTTTTTTACAACCTTCTTTGTCCAATCGCTTTTAGGTGCATCAGCGCACCAATAGTTGCCATATGAAGGCTCCATACGGTCCGTAGAAGCGTCAATAATGTCTCTGTCGTAGCAGATACCAATTACATCTTCAGTTTGGAGATTCTTGATCCTATTAGAGACAACCTCTCTAGAGAACCAAGGCATACTTGGAACAATAGTCTTTACCCACTGTTCCGTATAGAGGTGTTGTAGGAAGCGGTAGATTGGCTCGGCATACTTACGCTCCTGCGCTTCAAAGTAGTTGTATCTTCTAGCGTAGAAAGATTTAAAAAGTTTTTGTGGGTTATCGTTGCAATCTCTAATTCCAGACCAGATCCAGTATGGGTCTGGAGCATCAATAAGAAGTCTAAGTTTTCCAAGTTCTTTTGCTTGGCTGGCTACCCAAAGTCCAGCGTATAAATAATTAGCGGACACGCTATGAGGTGAAGCAAGTCCAACTACGATCAAATCATATTGATCTAAATATTCTTTGCTCATACTAAGCTGTGGTTTTTCCCAAGTTACATTGCACTGAAGCTCATCTAAAGCATTCTTAAATAATCCAGTAAAAGTAGACAGGCGATTATTAGCATTCTCAGAACACTGAGATGCTGTAAATCCTGTAACCAATACTTTCATTTCTCTCCTTGTTAGTTATTAGGAGGCTGCCCTGTCTTGAGCAGCCCCCCAACAAACTTTATTAGAACGGTGCAGACGGTGCTGCTGGAGCAGGAGCTGGTGCTGCTGCTACTGGTGCTGGAGCAGGAGCTGGTGCTGCTGCTGGAGGTGGAGATGCTGGAGCTGGTGCTGCTGCTTGAGCAGGAGCTGCAGTATCGCCTTGCATTGCTGCAATAGTTGCTGCGCTTGGGAAGTAGTTGCGAATTTCGTTCTTCTTGGCTCCGTTATACATACGGCTACCAATCTGTGCACGGAATCTACGACCAGTAAGAGTTGCCTCAATCTGTGCGTTAGTTGGGTTTGTGTCGAAGTAGTTACGACCAATTCCCATTGCGTGGAACTTCTTGAACAACATACCAAGTGCTGCAGGACTTTCTGGTGTTACAACCAAGTTATCCCATACAAGACGCTTGTTGTAAGGTCCACCTTCAACCTGCGCCTTTAGCTTGAACATTGTCTTACCAGACTGTGATGTTGTTGCAGTTGCTTCTACTACCAATAGATCAAAATCACCATCAGGTAGTGGTTCATAACTGCCAGTTTCACCAGCATCCTTAATTAAGTCAGACCAGTTTTTGGTACTCACCTATTATCCTTCTTTCTGTGTTGTTGTTTCAGCTGCTGCGGCCGCCGCTGCTGCTTGTCTCTGACCGAAAACAATGTCTAACATTCTTTCGATAGAGAGGTTTTCTTGCTCAACTACCTTGCCAAGACGTCCTTGTACACGCTCTCCAGCTTCATGCTGGTTTGTGCGCTCAACGTACATACGACGAACTTTAAATGGTGGTTGTGTTGGATCTGGATTGTGACGTTCCTCAACGGTAATCGCACCCAGAATGTCGTAGAAGTAAGGAGCTTGAATTGCAAGCTGACCTTGTAGGTATGGACGATAACGACCATCCTTATCAAGACGAGCCATTGCAGTTAGCACTACTGCTTCTAATGGATTTGTTGCATGCATTGTTAGGTCACGCAGGTCTCGCAAGAGTCCACCCATATGGCGAAGAAGTTCTCCCCATTGTTGTTGCGTCATCTGATTAACACCTGCAATGTTCTCCAAGCACTTAACTTGAAGTTCAGATACAGAGTCAATGATCAGACTCTTGAATTGATGCTTACCTAGTTGTAGCCACTGGTATGTCTTAAGAACAGTGTCATAGTCACGCACTGTGACTACACATGTATCCCAAGTTCCATCAGCCACTGGTGGCTCCTCACGAAGAGGATCCCAGTATTTTACGATGATTGGGAGGAAGCGGTGTCCACCCTCAACATCGAGCATTAGGCGTGGATACGGTGCTGTAACAGCAAGACTGGATTTACCAACCTTACTCTCCCCATACACCATAACGGTAAGAG